GCCGTCGCGAAGGCTTCCATCTCCGGCGCAAACAAAACCCGGTTCAGTTCCGCCTCACACAGCTGGACGAAAGTCGGGATAACCGGCGTCAGGTCCGGCCTCGCAAGCCAATCCGCGACGGCAGATTTCAGTTCGTTGTAGGTGGTGATCATAGCTTACCCGGCGCAGTTCTGAAAAAGCGGTTGTCTGGATCGTTCAACCACTTTTTCAGCTCGTTCCAATCGTCCAGAATTCCCCGCCTTTTCAATTCGAAATAAAGGGCGATTGGAATGGAGGCCACTTTTCGCATCGTGCCAAACTGCGGATGAGAATACTCGTTGTACTCAGCCTTGTTCCACTCGATGATGTCGTCCTCTTCCTGCACAGTCACGATGCGAAAACCGTCGTCCTCGGGAATGAAATAGCGCTTCAATCCAAGGACATCATTACCCGGAAAATCGAAAAGCATAACCGCCTCCAAAAGCGGGGCGGGGTTCAGCCCCGCCCCTCCATCAGTTACTGCAGATCAGCAATAATCCCGTGCGCCTTCTCCGTGTCAACCTGCAAGCCCCATTCGACGAGCAACATCCGCTTCTCGGCGTCACCCGTCTTCGCAAGCTCCTCCGTACGGAACGGACGGAGGTAAGCAAGGCGGACATAACGCGGGTCGAGCACGAGAGCATCGCGGGACCGCATGAACCTGTTCGGCACAATCTCGACGTTGCCGAAGTCCGACACGTAGATGTCGGCAGCGCCAATGATCGTCGCGGGTTTGTTGCCCTGCGCATTGAAGCGGATCTGCGCAATGCCCGCAAAGGACGAAACCACCTGCTTCTGAGCCGGAGGCACCATCAGGACTTTCGGGTTGCCACCAGCCTCAAACACCTTCCGCACAACGTCCTTCAGCAGCGTCTCCGTGAAAGCACGGGCCGTGCCATCAGTGCGCGTGCCGGTCGGAATGTTGGTGTAGGACGGGTCTGCACCGCCGGTACCCCTGTTGGTGTTGCTCTTCAGGAAAGCGAGGATAGCACCAGTGGCACGAGGAGTCGTGGAGTTACCAGCAGCCGCGCCCTGATTAGCGAGGCAGATGGCCTCCATATCGCGCTTCAGTTCAGCGCTCTTCTTGGCCAGCTGATAAGCGACTTCGCTCTTCCGGCCAGCCTTCCGAACAGCCTCGTTGGTGCCGGAAATGATGATCGTCTTGTTCGAGATCTGGCAGTAATTCCCCAAACGGGTCGGGGGAGTAACAGCCTGAAACGAAACGTCATCACCTTCCAGCTGCCTGTTGCCGGTGTTGGGAGAAGCAAGCTCATCAACCTGCCACTCAAAGAAAGTATTGTCCACGTTCCGGCGACCAGCCATCGTCATAAATGGCGTGTCTTCCGGGCTGATGTTGTAAATGACGTCGGACAAATCCTCACGAATGCCGACGTTCGAGTAAGTCAAAAAGGTGTTGGTAATGATCGCCATAACCCACCTCCTACAGAAGCGATTCGAAGATTACGGCTGCATCCTCAATCGAGCCTGACTGCCGCAGCCGCTCACGAGCCTGTTTGACCCGCGTCACAGCAGCCTTGCTCCTCGCTCCCGGTGGTGGAGTCTGCGGCTTCTGAACACCACTCTTCGCTTCCCGCGCCTTCTGCAGCCCCCTGTCGTAAAGCCAGGCTTTACGCAGGACGGCCACTGCGCGGTGATCGTAAATCTGGGACAGCTCCTCGTCAGTGAAGCCGATGCTTCTCGCATATTCCCAGATCTCACGCTTTTCGCGTCGAGCGGTCTCCGCGTCAACCCACTCTGGAATTGCAGATGTCAGGAGTTCGCGTTCCTGTTCCAGATGCTGCGCCAGCATTTCCTGCGCCCTCAGCTTCTCGATTTCAGCAATTCTTTGCTGTTCGAGCCTGAGGGACTGCAACGCTTTCTGCCGCCTCTGGTACGCCGCCATCTCCTGAGCCAACTCCTGAGGTGAGAGTCGGCTCTGCAATTCTTCCCAATTCGGCTCAGGGCCTGCCAGCTGTGCTTCAAGAGATTTGAGGGTGTTGCGGTAAGCTTCGCGCTCAGCCGCAGCCTCTTGCAACATCTCCTGAAGCTTTCTCCGTTCTTCCGCAATTCGCTGCGTTTTCCTCGTGTAATCGGCCTGCCTCTGATAACCTTTCAGTAATTCGCTAAAAGGAACCTCAATTTCCTCACCATCTACCTTAACACGGTAGACTGGTTCCTCCTGTTTTTCTTCCTCTTCCACCCCTTCTTCTTCCGGGTTTTCCTCTTTCTCTTCCGGTTTTTCCTCCTCGCCCCCGAGAAGATTTAAAATGGCCTCCTCCGGGGTCTGCGGTGCCTGTTCATTCTGAGTGGACTCAATTACGTCCTTGCTCATGCTTCACCTCCTTCTGTTGGGACAACTTTCTTGACTGCTTGTACTGTCTCCGCTGCGCGAGCAGTATCAACAACAGCCCTCAACTGCGCAATGAGATCCCGGAACACCCGCAGCTTAAGGTAAGCTTCCTCCCTCTTCTGCAAGTCGCGGGGGTCCGCCGTCTCCCATTCCGTGATATAGGACTGGCGCAGCTTCTCGAACAAAGCCTTCATATCCTCGTCCTCAAGAATGGACCTGACTTTCCGGCCAACATCGAGGAGCTGCTGAATCTCGTTCTCTCTCCAGTTAATCATGGAGTCACCTCCTGTTTCGGCTGGTTGTAACGGAGTTCAAGCTCACGCATCTTCAATGCGTATTCCTGCTTCAATTTCGTCAGCTCCATCTCATACTTCATCATCAGCTCTTTCTCGCGCAGGTTGAGTTCGGCCTCTTTCATCGCAATATCAGCCTTGATCTGCTCCACCTGCACCTGCGCGAGCGTGCGAGCCGCCTCCTTCTGCGGATCCTCTTCCGTCTGCGAGGCAGCGGCGAGCGCCTCAGCCTCCAATTTCGGGTCGATTTGCTGGAAGAAGTCGTTCACGTTGTAAATGCCGTTCAGTTCGAGAATCTTCGCGAGGAGGTTGCGATAATTCGACGGACGAACAAGCATATTATTCGGCCCCATCAGCTGCAGGATGTTCTCGACCTTGTTCGCCAGCCCCTGCAGCAGCTCCACACGCTCTTTCAGAGTGCCCTCACCAACACCGACACGAACAACCACATTCAGGTCAGACGTCCATCGGAACGGCGACACCTCAACCCACCTCCCGCGCAACTTCACAACACGAGGCTTCTCCTGATTCCGCGTAATGAGGTGATAAACCTTGCGGTAAAGAGGCGCGACGCCGATTTCAGCAAACACGCGCGCAATCAGCTCCACGTGCTCCTGAGCACCCCGTACAGTAGCCTCGACGGCAGTCTTCGTTGCGGACTGGAGGGAGTCAGGATCGAGGCCTACGGCGGCCTTGGAAATGCCGGTGCGGTTTTCCTTCATTTCGTCGAGGTACTGCAGGACCGGCAAAGCGTCGCGGCCCACAAATGGGACAGCAAGCGGAACCACCATGCCGGGGGCATCCATTCTGATGGGCGCACCGATCTCCGTATTGAGGACGTCAGCCAGCGAGGCGTGGCCTTCCACAACACCGAAACGCGGGTTGACGGTCAACGCCAGTGAGTCGAGCAGGCCGCGTACGAGCATCGTACGGGCCTTCTGCAGGTCCATCACCCTTTCCGCAATAGAGAGGCCAATCAGCTGGTGAGGTTCAGGGTCCGGCGTGATAACGACGAACGGAATTTCGTCCACGATTTCATCGGACACAATCTCCATTCGGTTCCCGACAGTAATGACACGGTGCAACTCCGCCACACCATCGTCATCCGCATCAAACCGGATGTAGTGTTCCACCACGAGAACGAGGCGGCCCGCGATGTCGTCGCGAGATGGCATTGTGGTAGAAAAAGACCCAAACCTCTCAAACCACTCCTGCCCGAAAGTGGTGCGCGGATCCGCATTACCAGACGCCTCTTCGAGAACCACATCCTCGGGGTAGCCCATCGAAAGCAGATCAGATGCGGTCATGACGGTTCTGTGCGCCACATAACGCGCGTCTTCAAGGTTGACGGCATCCGAAGAGAAGAGGAACTCCTCGGGCGGCACACAACGGATTCTCGCTCCAGCTGTGTGGTTTCTCTTCCGCACCGTAATGCAATCCTTCTCGACTTCAACCTCAATGCCCGGGTCTAACGCCGCCTCTGCCGCAATGGCAACCGTCGCCTGCTCGTCAGGCTGCTCGATGGTAACAGCCTCCACATGCTGCTTCTCGTCCCACCAGACCTTCATGATGCCGATGCGGCGAATTAACGCGTCCTTGAACCACCGGTAAAACTCCAAAAAGCCCGGATTGTCGTATTTCAGCACGTAGTCGACATAATCCGTCGCCTGCTCAGCCTCCGCCACCTTCAACGGGTCTGGCGACGTCGGCACGAACTCAACGGGGCGAGCGAAGCCGAAAAACACGCGCATAAGGGACGGCAAAAGGGCGTTGATAACGTCCCGCACATCAGACATGACAATTTTCGAACGCCCCTCCTGTTCGTTGCCGAGAGGCTGGCACTCATAGGCTCTCGTAAGCTGGATACGGTCCCGCGCGAGCTGCTGCTGAAAATCGTCAGCAGCGTAATACTCCGCTTCAACAGCTTTTTTCAGATCGTGAAGGTCTTCCCTACTTTCACGGGTTTCTGCCATGATGTGTTACCTCCACTTCGAGGGTAGAGCGCCGCAGCACGCGACGCGAAAGTCAATGCCAACGCATCTGCAGCGTCCGGCGACGCGCGGAGACGCGCTTTAAGAGAATCTTTCGGCTCCAATTTGATCTTACCGTTTGAGGCGAAGGTGTACGTGACGGCAGCAAGCTGCTCAATCAACTGCTCATGCTTCGGGATCTTGCAACTGCGCGTCGCAAACCAGTCCCGCATTTCGAACCACAATTCAGCGCGAAGATTGACAAAGCGTTGCTTTGTCGCCGGTGCTTCTGCCACATTCACACCACGAACGGGGAGACCCTGCTCACGAAGGCGGTCCACCACGCCAGCGCCCATGCCGATTACATCAACGAGGATCTCGTTGGGCTTCGGGTTGGTTGAGTCGTACAGGTTGGCGATAAGCCCTGCAGACTGCATCAGGTCGTAGCCGGACCACTGAAGTACCTCCAGCACCACCTTCCCCTTGCGCCGCACGAGGGCGCTCTTGTCCGAGCCGTACCGGGCAATGTCGATGCCCCACACCTCCTGCCATGTTGGGTCCTCAACGATGTCCCGTTGCCACGCCGACTCGATATATTCCATCGGAATGACCGTGTCATCGTCAGCAAGCGGAAACTCGCCGAGAACGCGGATACGGTAGGCGTTGGAGTCCTCTCCATATCTCCGCGCCATGTCCTCAATGTAGTCCCTGCTGACACGCGGCGAGTCGAGACAAGACACGTGATAAGTGCGCCAGTCACCGGCCAGCCGGTGATGTGTGTCGTAAAAGAAGCCGGTGGAGCGCACAGGGTTCCCCAGCAGCAACGTGACAGCGTTGTGGCCGGACATCGAGCCTGCTGCCGCCTCAAAAACCTGCTCGGGGATACCCGACGCTTCGTCCGCAATAAGCATGACGTAATCAGCGTGCACACCTTGCAGCGCCTCGGGTTGTTCAGGCCTCGACGTTCGGGCCGATATAAAACATTCGTTCGGGGCCGCGATAAGCTCAATACGCTCAGCTTTTACTTCGAAAAGGCCCCGGATGAAATCGGGCATGAGGCGCGTCCAACGCTTCACCTCCGCAAACAGGGCATCGTACAGCTGGGACGCTGTTGGGGCAGTCATGACTACCTTTACAGGGAATCGCGTCGTGACGTACCAGAGGGAGGCCCATGCTGCGCACGTCGATTTCCCGACACCGTGCCCCGAGCGGACTGAAATACGTCGGCAGCCGGACGCGATGTCGTTCAACACAGACGCCTGCCAGTCGTCCGGCGTGCACTGGAAGATATCCCGAACGAAGGAGACGGGATCGTCGCGATATTTGAGGATGAAATCACGCCACAAGCCCTCGATTTTTGTTGTTTTCGTGCTCATTTGTAATAGATCACTTTCGTGAGGTGCTCCACCACGCGCTCAAGATCCCGCTCATAGAGGTTGGCAGTGGACGGGGAAACGGCTTGCAGAGCATGGCGCTCGAGCGGCTCGATAATTACGTGTACCCACTCATGCAATGCGTGTTTCCGCATGTCATCCATCCCCATTCGCGCGAAATCCGCGTACAAGGTGAAAATGGCGGTCGTGTAGTTTTCCGTGGATTCCACTTCCGCCACCGTCCGCATGGTGCCGCTGTAGTTCGTCGGGCCTTCTTCCTCTTCAAAAACCACGTCGAAGGAGTAGTGATTCAGGCCGACGCGGTCCCGCGCCTCAATCAGCGCCTGTTTTGCCTTCCTCTTCTTTGCCTCGGTCCACGCCCTTTTCCGAGCCATCTCGCCCCTCCTCGACTTTTCGGACTGGTGCCGGTCCGAAAACGACATCGCGCCAGTCCTCCTGACCGTTGTCCCACAAAATCTTCTCAATTTCGCCCCGATTAAGCCGCATATTACTTCTTTTTTGACCCCTTCTCGCGATATCCGTTGGCAAAAGCGGCCTTCATCTGCTGAACAGCTTGCTCCTTCGTAGGGTAGACCTTACCGTGGTCGCCCCATTTCCAGCCTCCTTTCACTTTTTTGATCGGCATGTTAACCTCCTTTCAGCATTTTCTCGATGCCTTGGACGGCATTGAGATGCAGTTCCCCGATATTCACCTGAAATTGGGCCTGTTTTCCGTATTTTTCGGGGTCGTAAACCCCCGCAACCCATTTCCGGGCCTCAATCTGGAGCTGCGAAACCCTCTCATCGCCTTTTTGCGTGCGATCAGCAATGTCCAACACCTCCTCAATGAGCCTGTCCGCCGCAATTTTCCGGGCAATTTCGAGCTTTTCTCGCCATCCCGGCATGTGACTGATGAGTACGTGGAGCAGAAAAACATGCGCTCCGAGGCCCCGTGCGATGTCTTTGAGCGAATCCCCGTCCGCAACCTTCTCGAAAATCAGCTCCGGGTCGCCGTATTTCTCCTCCAGCAAATGGAGAAGCGTCTTCTCGCGCGGCGACAAAGCGGCGCTAGACGAGGGAGATTGGTTGCGGGTAACGGCCAAACTTTTCTCGGTCTTCTTTGCCATACTCCCTCAATTTCCGAAGAAGCTTGTCGTGGCCGAAACAGGCCAACAAAAAAGCCTCTGCAGCGTCAGATTCTCTTCCGTGGAATGGCAGCACCTCCATCCCAGTGTCCACTATGAGCCAGTTGGCCCGCTCCACCGATTTCTGCTTCCTGTCCCACTTGGACGCGTTTTTGTCGGTAAGCCCAAGCGTGGCTTTCCACGAAAAAGGCGGCAAATAGAGCCATTCTGGCTCGGATTTTCCGCGCAAACAGGCCCGAATTATGCCCTCGATCAGGCCCGTTGCCCAACCGAACTTGAACATTGAGACAACGCCCTGTTTCGGCATCGCGGAGACTTTCTCAAAAACAATCAGGTCTGGCGGGAAGTCAGCGGACAGGCTGCCAACCTCATCGATCAGCCTGTCCGCGTCAACGGTGGGAGTGGGTGCCTTGCCGGTCTTTTGCTCATACCTGTGAGGCACTGCCACAGTACGAGTATGGTAAGTGGGGTCCGCCCTTCGGATAGCGCAGATAGCACCGCGCGTCCCCGGGTCGACACCCCACACAGTGCACGGATTACCCATGCCCCAACAATAACATACGATACGGTGGACGGTTAACCTCCCCGCGCCCGGGCCGGCCCGGCCTGAGGCTCCAAGACCGGGGGGTCAAAAACGAAAAAGCCCCGCCCCGTCAACAACTTACGCGCCGCCGAGCGCCCGGCCTCGAACGCCAGAAAATCCGGTCGCTCGTAACTTGTTGACTCCGTGCGGGTTACGCACACAAGTTCTTGGAACCTGTATTATGTAAAATTGCGAGCTAAGTTGTTGAGCGACAAGGACTTGCGAGATCGAGGCGAGGAGGCGAAGAAAAGGCGAAGAAAGCGCTTACATCGCACCCATTTCGGAGCGAAAGGTCTGAAATGGCGAGCGGCTC